TCTTTCGACAGGTCGGCCCCGTCAAATGCATCAAGCATCTCCGCGGTAAGTCGGTGATGCTTGGTGGGCATGGTCTTGACAACCACAGGACGGGGATCATAGTAACCAGGAACCTCTGCATCAGAAAACACGTCCAAAGTATTGGACATGAATCGGCGAAGTAAGCTAGAATGATCCAAGAGGTTCGTGCGGAGACCATTAGCCAGAAGCATCGTGCTCATCTGGTCACGGAGGGTCTTGAAGTCCTCCTTGGACATACCTGTAGCACGAGCAAGCGCGTTGTTCAGGTTAACCACAGTGGCGACAGCCAAGTCACCTTCATCCCTACGTACCCATTTGGCGGACCGCAGCAGTGAGTTCCTTTCCGGTATAGGGTAGTAGTCAATGCCAGGGTTCTCGCCTGGAGCGAAGCGACTGGTGTTCTTAAGGAATTCCAGTTCCAATAGGTGACGCAACTCGTAGACAGTCTTCTTGTCCGCAGCAGTGTACCTAATCCCAGCCATTTGCATAGCCTGAACCACGCGCTTGAGGTTGAAGAACCTGGCAGCGTCGGGTGAAACAGTGTTGATGTTGTCATCCCCATAAATGCGCTGGCCAACGTGTTGTTCGTAAGCCTGCATCGAGTGGAAGCTAGGTTCGTCCTTGGAGAGGACCAACCAGCTGTGACGCAAAAAGATGTCACACATCATGCAAGAGAAAACTGTTGTGCAGGCTATACCTGAAGGATTCCCTTTGGGTTGTTGTAGGACTTGGTTGCCAACCACGAGGTTTGCGTACATAGAACAGTCAATCAAAGTCTCACGAGCAATGTGTTCTTCTTCTGGGGCGCCTTCGTAGAATACGCGACAGATGTCCTTAACCCAACTGGCTACCTGGGGATTGAAATGATCTTCCATGCCAGAAAAATCACCATCGAAGCCCATGGTACCGTATGAAGCCAGGTCAGAGATCATCTCGTTCCAGTCGGGACCAATGACGTTCATGCCGACCGCATAGCGCCCCCCTTTAGCCTGGGTGGCTGAGATGAGTGCAGCAAAGTAGTGTCGCATCAAGAACAAGTGATCGATACCAGTGAGTACAATGGTGCGGGGTTTGCCTTCCTTCCTCGCAGCCCTGAGTTCATCTTTGACGCCCATCTGAAACCTAAAGTAAGGTGCCTCACCGCGACGCAACTTGGCGTCGCAATCTCTCAACCACTGTTCCAGTTCAGGGCTGGTGATGAAAGTACCTTCTTCACGTCGCTCCACGTAACCGCGCTTGCCAGGAAGATTAGTGGCTTTTGCCCACGGTGTGCCAGAAGAAGTGCTAAGGTTGATAGGTTTCATACCGGGCAACTGGGGAAACATGTTCCCAGCTTGTGTGACATCCCACAGCAACCTACGTTCCTGTTGCTGGTTCTTCAGGCTTTCCGCCACAGCAAGAACGATCTCTTCCCTATACTCCGACAGGAGGG